CAGTTGTTGCATGACCCATATTTTCTACATCTGTTTTGCCAAGCAATAAGTATGTAGGATTACTAGCATTTGTACAAATATTTAAAGTATTATTTGAAGTATTTACAAATAATTTACCTATAGCATTTGTTGTAGGTGTAGATGACCCACTATTTGTAGTCTGAATATCTCCTAAAATATTATTTAATTCGGTTCTAAAAGTAGAACCGACTTGATTAGCTAAATTATAATCTGAGGCATTACTCATTACGTCACCTCCTTACCAAAACCTGATGCTGCCCAAACAAATGATCTTGCAACTGCTGAACTACCATTTTTAAAAGTAACTTGAAATCCTGTCCTACTTATATTAGCAAGTTCATGGAAATCACCAGATTGTTGATTTGTTGGAGTCACTACTACAGTTGGTGTTTGCTTAAATGCATTTGTAAAAGAAACAGAATACTGTTGCGAACCAGTTGTTACTGGGGTCGAAATAGATTCTGTTCTTCCTTGTAATTCTAGTGTAGCTCCTAACTTTGTAACAGCTATATTTTGGTTAGTGTCATTACTTGTTAATAATGCTTTAAATTTAAAACCCCGACCAGTTATAAGTACATTGCTAAATTCTTTATAATCGCTAAATGTTGCTGAACCTGAGGCAGGGTCATCATTTGTAGAACTAACATATACTGCAGCATTACATTTTGTGGCTTCAGTAACGCCACCAACTTGATCTATGTATCCCCAATCATCTATTAAATCAACTCTATCGTCCCATAAATTATTTAAGTTAAAACTAGATGCTTCAAGAATTTTTCTTAAATTCACATCATATGGTTGACCTAAATCTATTGAATTAGCAAATTCATACTCTCCTGATGTATTTACTGCATTATTTGAAACAGCTAATTTTAAGGCATCTAATGAAGAATCATATACAGTTTTATTATTAGGTTTATTACCTGTAAAGTTTGCTGTATGTTCATCAATACTTCCTACCTGTAATCTTTCAGTTGGTGCTGGAAGATTAGTTGTTACTCTAGTATTATTCCAATCAGAATCTTGCGAACCGGGAGCCGGACTTTCTCTACCACCATCATCTTCAAATTTAATTAAATATGTTCCAGCAAGCAAAGGGACAATTTTTTGTGTTTGGTTACCTGCAGCCGCTACAACTATATTTTGACTATCTTTCCATTGCGCTCCTGTTGTTTTACTAGAATGTCGTATTAATGTTTTACCTCCCAACAATACATCAAGTTCTGTTGCACGATTCCAACTTAAAATTGCACTTGTTTCATCAATTGGAAGTAAACTTACACCGCTAACATTTTGAGGTGGTGCAGTCTTTCCATTAGCCACAAAAAACGGACTTTGTGGAGTATTAAAAGTTGAAGATCGTAAACCAGAGGAACTTACGCTGTAAACTTCTATTTGATAATTACCAGCAATAGTATCTAAAATTTCATAACTTTTTGAATTATCGACAGTTCTTGATATAAAATTTCCATTCTGTAATCTGTAACGAATATAATGTGTATCAGAAGTGCTTGTCCAACTAACAACAATCTTAACTCTTGCGATACCAGTATTTTCATAAATAACTTCTGTCGCACTTACATTTGTTGGTGGACTTGGTGGTATATCTAAATTTGTTACATCACGAACTGGCAGTGCAATACCACTTTCAATATGATTATATTTTCCAGAATTATATTCACTTGCTGTAATACTATAATTCGTTCTATCTTCTTCTATAACCTCCAAAACCCTCCATGTGGTTGTAAGAATACTATTTGTCTCATATATCCAAACACTGTTGGGGTTAGGTGCAGCAGAAAAATGCTGCCCTAAACTGAAAACTTTATTGCTAAGTCCTGATACTGTAACCTGTTCTGCTGTTCCATCAGGCAAAACACAACTTAATGTTGCACCAGCTTCTGCAGTTAATCCAGTCGCATCATCA